AAGTTTAGAAGACTTAAACTCAAGACTAACTCTAAATTCTGGTAATAGTGCGGGATATAACTTTCCGGGATTTAGTGGTGGTGCCGGTGCATCATACGCATCGACTAGAGATGAAGTTAGATTCCCTAGTGGACCTAGTGGTGCAACTCTAAGGCATCAGTTTCACACCATAGAAACAGCAGCACAATATGGTTCTCAGGTTATAGTTGGATTGCAAACCGCAGATCCATTTACAACATCAAACTTACCATTGGATTGTGTATTTTCAGGTGACGTAGACGGTACAGTCGGTAGTGTTGTGTTAACGCAGATAAGAACTAATAGAGGAAATGATTTGTTGGCAGTACATGATACACAAAATGTAAATCTTTCAGTATTCCCGGGATCATCAAACACAAAATATGATGTTTGGGTATTTGGTAAAAAGGAATATATACCACCTGCAAGTTCAATAGACAATGAGTTGTCACTATATGGTGGACCAATTCAGATTAATCTCGCAGCAGATTTAGTAGGATGTATGGCAAGAACAAGAAGAGTTGCGAATAACTGGTCATCACCAGCCGGATTTAGTAGAGGTAAGATTCTAAACGCTTATAAACTGGTAAGTCCTCTTACTGGTGCTAGTGCAGATGCTTTATATGGAAATAATATAAATCCAATTATCTCTTTTGCAAATCAAGGAATTCTTTTGTTTGGTGATAAGACTGCGACAGGAGAAAAAATTGGATTGGTAAATCTACTACTTTACTTACAAGAAGAAGTCGGACTCATTACAAGGGAAGCTCTTTTTGAAGTTAATGATTTTTCAACTAGACTTACGGTCACAAATCGAGTTACTGCACTCTTACAGTCAGTACAAAATCAATTTGGGATCGAGTCATTTACTGTAACCTGTGACGAAACTAATAACCCACCAGAAATTGCTAATATTGGGAACTTTGTACTTAAAGTTGAATACAAACCCATAAATAGTATAGAAACTATTGTGTTAGAGTTTGTTCCAGAATCAGAAAACACCGTAGGAGGATAATAGATGGCTCTCGATCTAAAACTACAAGACTTTAAAGATAGAGTTGGTCTTGGTACAAGGGCAAACCGGTATGATGTAAACATGATCATTCCGGGATTTTCCACTAGTCTTAGAGCAGAAGTATCTGCTGCTTCCTTGCCTGCTGCAGAACTACCAGCAATTCCGGTTGCGTTCAGAGGTCGTATATTAAAACTACCGGGAGATAGAAGATACTCTCCTTGGAACTTTACTGTTTATGATTCACCAAAGGCATACAGTTCCGGCAAAACTGTTTGGAGAGCACTTCACGAATGGAGTGATCGAATAAATCAGCACTTCAGCAACATAACTCAATTTGATCCAGATGGTTCTAATTTTGTTGCAGATTGGACAATCCAACATTATGATTTAAATGGTCAAAACATTCTTAAGCAAATTACTTTACATAATTGTTGGCCAACAATGGTTGGTCCAATTGAATTGCAGCATGGTGCTATGGATAACTTAGTACAATTTCAATGTATGGTCGAATATGAATACTTTACTGGTGTGTGATAATGGAGATATATAATGGCTATTGACCTATTCGGATTTTCCATAGGAAAAAAATCAAAAGAAGAAGAAATCGAAACATCTCTTAAGCAAGAGGCGTTCGTTTCTCCTGATGAGTACGATGGTGCTCAAACAATAAACAGCGGTGGGTTCATGGGAACCTACGTTGATTTTAGTGGTGGTATACAAAATGAAAATCAGTTTATACACACCTACAGAAACATAGCACTTTATCCAGAAGTTGATATGGCTATCGAGGATATTATAAATGACTCAATTATAATGGGTCAAGATAGAAAACCAGTAAAATTAAATCTTGCAAACACAGGATTTTCTGACAATATTAAAACTAAAATTCATAAAGAATTTGATAACATTTTAAAGATGTTTGATTTTTCAAATAAAGCATACGAGATATTCCGTAGATGGTATATTGATGGTAGATGTTACTTTCAAATTATTATAGACACCGAAAACCCTAGAGCTGGAATCAAGGAACTTAGACCAATAGATCCAGTCAAAATAAAAAAAGTACGAAAAGTAAATAAAAAACCATATACCAAAGGTCCTACTTCTGTACCAATTATTTCTAGTATAGAAGAATTTTATCTTTACACAGACAGCGATAAGCAAAGCAACACATACACCGGTGCTGGTGGATTGAAAATTATGCCAGATTCTATCGCATATGCGCATAGTGGTATAGTAGATTACACAACCAAGCAAGTAGTCGGTTACTTACAGAAAGCAATTCGTCCTGTAAACATGCTTCGTCAAATCGAAGATGCTGTGGTTATTTACAGAATATCTCGAGCACCAGAACGAAGAATTTTCTACATTGATGTAGGTAACCTACCAAAACAAAAAGCCGAACAGTATCTAAAAGAACTTATGAACAGGTATAGAAATAAACTTGTTTACAACCAATCTACAGGTGAAGTAAGAGATGACAGAAACCACCTCCACATGCTTGAAGACTATTGGTTACCTAGAAGAGAAGGTGGTAGAGGAACAGAAATTAGTACTCTACAGGGTGGTCAGAATTTAGGACAAATGGATGATGTAGAGTACCTACAGAGAAAACTATATCGAGCACTAAATGTACCTCTGTCTAGACTCGAAACGCAAAATGGTTTTAATATGGGTAGATCTGCAGAAATTACTCGTGATGAAGTAAAGTTTTATAAGTTTATTCAAAGACTTAGAAATAGATTTGCAACTCTGTTTAATGATGTATTACGAAAGCAGTTGTTACTCAAGGGTGTAATAGCAGAAACAGACTGGGATGATCTAAATCAAAATGTAGTTTATGATTTTAATGAAGATTCCTATTTTAATGAATTAAGAGACACAGAAATTCTTAAAGAAAGATTGCAACTTTTGGGTCAAATAGATCCACTAGTTGGCAAGTATTATTCTACCGAATATGTAAGAAAGCATATTTTACAGCAATCCGAAGAAGAAATAACTCTTATTGATTCTCAGAACACCGCAGAGAGACAAAAAGCTGAGATGGAAGCTGCTGCTGCTGCACCTCCTCCCGGAATGTTACCACCACCAGAGGCTCCGGCACCAGCTCCTCCACAAGCCTAAAAAATATACATAGTTTATACAAACCCCCAGTAAATGAGGACACCAATGAGTACACACAAAATTATTAAAGAACTAATTGATGAGAACTTAATCGGTGCAAAAAACGAAATTCATGATCTTCTTTACGAGAAGTTAGGTAACCACCTAAATGAAATGTACGTTGAAATTGCACCAACACTTCTTGGCGAAAAGAAAAGACACAAGAAGGGTAAGGGTAAGCCAGACTTCCTAGACTTCGATAAAGATGGTGATAAAGAAGAGTCAATGAAATCTGCTCTTAAGGATAAAGAAGCAGTTAAGGAAGAATACGACGAAGAAGAACCAAAAGGTGAAGGTGGTAAGACCCCACAGGGTGCAGACAACCTAAGACCAGATGGTGCTCCTAAAGACGAACCCGGCGACCTTTCCAAGAAGAAAAAAGAAATCCTAGCAGCCATGGGTAAAGCCGGTGGTGCTGCAAACTCAGGAACGGATGCATATTGATGAAACTAATAACAGAAATGAATGAAGACGTTGAGTTGCTAGTTGAAGATTCCGATGGGAAGAAGAACTATTTCATTTCTGGCATCTTCATGCAAGCAGAGCAGAAAAACAGAAATGGTAGAATCTACCCAATGGAAGTTCTATCTCCGAAGGTGGACTCATATATTAACGAGTTTGTGGAAAAGAATAGAGCCTTTGGTGAACTCAACCATCCAAAGGGTCCAACTGTCAATCTAGATCGTGTATCACACATCATTAAAGATCTTCAGTGTGAAGGTAAAAACTTTAATGGTAAAGCTAAAATTATGGATACACCTATGGGTAAAATTGTACAAAACCTAATGGACGAAGGTGCCAAACTTGGTGTATCAACACGAGGTATGGGTTCACTTAAGTCCGAGGGTGGAGTCAATATGGTTCAACCTGATTTTATGCTTGCTGCGGTTGATATCGTAGCAGACCCCTCAGCTCCCGATGCCTTTGTTGATGGTATCATGGAAGGAAAGGAATGGATTTGGGATAATGGTATTCTTAAAGAAAGAGAAATTTCCCACTACAATGAAGAAATTAAGAAAACTTCATCCAGAGATATGGAAAAGAAGTTTACTCAACTGTTCGAAGATTTTTTAAGAAAGATATGAAAGTATACAACTTATATTTTTAAGAATCTAGTTTTTATAAATATTCCAGAAAGGCATCAAGGAGCTTATTGATGAGTACAAACGAAGAAACATTCAAAGAAGAACTTGCAGAGGCCGTAGACAAGGGTCTCCGTTCATTTAAAGAATCAACAGACGCCGCTAAAACTGTAGATCCTAGTGGCTTCGACGATCCAGCACTTTACCAAGACGCAACTGGTAAAGGTGCTCAACTCGGAACTCTAGAAACACCTCACGACGCCGCACAGAACATGGCTACAATCGCAGCCAAACCTTCTGATGCTGAGGGTAGTGCTGGTGGTTCAGCTCCAAAGAAAGAGAAGAAAGAGAAGAAAGAGGGAGAGGAAGAGGAAGTTAAAGAAAACACTTCTGCTGACTACCTCTCAAATCTCTTTGGTGAGAACGATCTTTCTCCAGAACTCATGGAGAAACTCACCACGGTCTTTGATGCTGCACTAGAAGAAAGAATCAATTTCATTCAAGCAGAGATGCAGGAATCTTTTGACAATGCACTCAACAGTCAAGTTGAGACTATTGCAGAAGATCTCTCAGAGAAACTTGATGACTTCCTTTCTTATGTTGTAGAAGAATGGACAACTGACAACCAAATTGCAATCGAAAGAGGTATTCAGGCAGATATTGCTGAATCTTTCCTTTCCGGTCTCAAGTCACTCTTCGAAGCTCACTATATTGAAATGCCAGAAGAAAAGGTCAAAGTTGTCGAAGAACTTCACTCAGTCAAGGAAGATCTTGAAGAGCAACTTAATACTCAAATGGAAAGAAACATTGAGTTGACCAAAGCTCTTAACGTAACTGCAGCTCAATCCATCTTTGCAACAATGTGCGAAGACCTCACAGACACAGAGGTTGAAAGATTTGCACATCTAGCAGAGACAGTAGAGTTTGAAGATTACGATCAATATAACAGAAAGCTCCAAATAGTTAAAGAATCATTCTTAGGTAACGTTGCTTCTTCTGAAACAACCACAGAAGAATCTGCACCTAGAATGTTATCAGAAGATGTAAAGACTGATGGTGGTACAGACACCCTCATGGACGCTTATACTAAAGCAATCGGTTTCCAGAACAGAAACAAATAATTTCAAAAATTTCTAAGGAGAAATAGGACATGTTTACACATAAAGACGATTCAACCCCATACGATGAGCTAGTCGAGAAGTGGTCACCACTTCTAGACCACGACTCACTCGATACAATCGAAGATTATCACAAGAAGAGAACCACCGCTGTTCTCCTCGAAAACCAGCAAGACGCTCTCCGCGAGCAAATGCTTCTTGAGCAGCCGCTCAACAACATGGGTGGTAACTTCTCAAACGCACAGGTTGGTAATGCTGGTAACCTCGCTGGTTACGATCCAATCCTAATCAGCCTCGTTCGTCGTGCTATGCCAAACTTAATGGCATACGATCTCTGCGGTGTTCAGCCAATGACCGCTCCAACCGGTCTTATCTTTGCACTCAAGAGCAAGTTTGGTGGCGGTACAGCTGGTGCTGAAGCTCTCTTCCAAGAGGCTAACCCATTCGCCGGTGCTACAGAAGCATCTTCTCCAAGTGCAGGTCTTTCTGCTGCTCCATTCGGTTCAGATGGTGCTCAGGATAACCTTCTCACCCAAGATGGTGACTTCCGTGGTATGTCAACATCCACCGCTGAATCACTTTCTGGTGCTGCCGGAGCCGCGAAGGACTTTGCTGACATGGGCTTCTCGATCGACAGGATTGCTGTCGAAGCTAAGACCAAGGCTCTCAAGGCTGAATACACCACAGAACTCGCTCAGGACCTCAAGGCTGTTCACGGACTCGACGCCGAGACTGAACTCGCCAACATCCTAAGCACTGAGATTCTTAGTGAAATCAACCGCGAAGTCATTCGTACTCTCTACACCAACGCCAAGCTTGGCGCAGGTCAGGCCGACATCGCTAATGCTGGTATCTATGACCTCTACGCCGACTCTGACGGTCGCTGGAGTGCTGAAAGATTCCGTGGTCTCATGTTCCAGATCGAACGTGAAGCCAACCAGATCGCTAAGGAAACTCGTCGTGGTAAGGGTAACTTCGTTCTCTGCACCGCTGATGTTGCTTCTGCCCTCGCAATGGGTGGATTCCTCAACATCTCACCAGCAATGAACGTTGCACTCGATCCAGATGATACCGGTAACACTTTCGTTGGTACACTCAACGGTAAGTTCAAGGTCTACGTTGACCCATACTCCGCCGGTTCAGTCGGTGCTGGTCACCTCTATGGTGACTACGCAGTAGTCGGTTATAAGGGTACTAACCCATATGACGCAGGTTTCTTCTACTGCCCATACGTTCCACTCCAGATGGTAA